ATGATTTCGCTGTGTTTACTTAGTTGAGCTAGTTGGTATTTATCATTACTAGCTTGGACACCATCTTGTCTATCTAACTCTGCAAGTTGATCCGTAGATACTTGCTTAAATCCTTGTACCTCTTCTTTACGTTTCTTATCCAATGCCTTAGCATAGTCAGCAAGATCACTCGAAAGTTTCTTGTTGTAGCTACGTCTAGAATAGGAAGAATTTGAGGAACTTCCTGTGTATGTTACCATTGTTATTAAATTTTATTTTCCTTTTTTGGGAAACCATTCTTCAAATTTCCCTTTCCAGAAACCATCACCTCCAAGGGTTGTTCCCATACTAAATCCAGTAGTTATACCACTAAGTATTGGGCCAAGTGCGGAAGGTTTAGGTGGAGCTTTCTGTTCGGTTGGTCTTATCTCCATAAATGAAGCTGAAGGAGCTACATGAGCAGATGTGGTTATAGAGTTGTAAGCTTGTGTGTCAGAGGCATAATTATCTAAATCAATGCCATATTGTTTGACACCATAGGCTCTCGTTGCATCGAATATGGTTGCATCAAGTTGTGCAGCTTCCATACCAAATTTTCTTTCAACATCGTCAACAGTTAACATGCTGGATTGTCCCGCTTGCATGTCACTAGCTAACAGCGATCCCTGAGCTTCTATAGCTTTTGCTAAATTTTGTTGCGATTCAAACATAGTTTTGTTTACTTTTTCACGTAACTCAGCTTGAGCAGCTTCAGATGCTCTACTATGTTCAACCGCATTTATATCTTTTTGCTGATAATAAGCAGTTCTAGCTGCTGCATCAGCTTGTAATTGAGCTGTAAATACTTCACCTTTACGTTGATCGTTATAGGCAGAGATGGTAATATCGTTCAGATACTTCTGACGAGCCATCTGGTTACTACGATTTACAGCATCGACTTGAGCACGGTGTTGGCGGTTCTGCTCTTGTATGCCTGTTACGGCTTGCAGACCACCTACAGCTGCACTAAAGGCTACTACTGTACACATGGTTTAATGAATGTTATGAGAGGTACATTGTTATAGACATAATAGTTGACAAAGGTAAAACCTAAAAGTTTTAATAATTTTATGTGTGATTCATTCCTCATATCTGCTTGGTTACATAGATAAGGATTGGGTAGACTTTTAACCCAGCGTTTTGCTTCCTTTACAAACGTATGTGGATATTCTGTACTAGCATCAGTACATAGCATCCATATTAGATTCTGTGAGGTTACTCCCGCCACTCCAGCAGCCTTGCCGTTGGGAACCTTGAAAAATACAGAGTATTCGGAATTATAATAAGATTGTATTATAGATGCTTCAGCACATAAACCAGAGGTCTCTTCAGCTTCACGTCTATCTTCATAACGTAAGTTCAGACCTACACTTAGAGCTAACTCTGGTGTGCAAGTCTGAATATACTTACCTTCGTACATGTCGTCTATTGTGGTAAATGCCATCCCAGCTTCCTGAGATAATGGCGGTGGAGAAAGGGTCGGGTATTTTTATTTGAAGTGTATATTTCTCATTCTTACGTTGTACAGGCACTCGCACACTTGTAGCTAAGTCTGCAGGAGGCTTATCAAATACACCAGAATTAAATAATACACCAGACTCATATTGTACATAATCATCTATGTCCTTTGTAACATTACCACTAGCATCTGTGTATGAATATGGGGATGTTAAGTGAAACTCAATAGGGCCACCTACTCCCATTTCAAAGTTGATGGCAGATATTCTTACATCTCCATCAGTGTCATATGCGTTTTGAGCTGCTTCTAAATAGTATGTTGGTAGTTCAATAGTACTTGTGTATCTATAGCCTACAGCAACTTTTGCTGCACTATGTAAATTTATGTTATTAAATGTAACTGTATTAGTACCCACAGCATCAGCTGCCCTTACTATACCAGCTATGGAATTACCATCGCTATCGTTACCAGACAAACCTACCATAAACAAATCTGTAGTGTTTGCGGGCGTATATGGTATAGTTAGTACTGTCTTTTCTGGAGTTGTAGTTGTCTGAGCTGACCCAGCCACGTTTGTAGCTAAAGTCATATTATCTAAATGTGCCTCAAACTGTCTAGCAGTTTTAGTAGGAGAACCTATATCACTGGAAGTACCTCCTAAAACATAGGTTCTATTACTATCTGCATCTGTTACATATTCGTATCTACATAGTTTATATGCCCCATCATGTAGTGTAACTGCAAAGAAACTACCGCCTGTGTATAATATATGGTGTGCTACACCTGTTAATGTCCAGCTATACCATGCTGATTGCTCACGTTTGTTACCTGTATTGTAGTATTTATAATGGAATACATTATTACTTCCTTTTTTAATATAGGATACAATACCTATAGCTGCTGAATTGGCAGATTTAGTTATATCTTTTGGTAAAAATTCTGGAACAACTCTAGTTTGTTCGGTCATTGTAGGTGGCGTATCATCATCTATAATAACAGCTTCAAATGCTCTGGCATATGCTGCTACGTTTGATGTGAATAGTACGGATGTACCCATATCCACAGGTTGTATGGAAGAGTCACATTCATAACTAGCTACTTTTTTTAACCTAGCAGTTTTAGGACTAAATATATCTGATTCAGTAAATAGTAAGAACTGACCATTATCACTAAACATCATCATACCTTTTTGTATAGGTAAGACATGGTTAATAAATGCAGGTTTAACATCAGATACAGTTATATCTATAGGGTTATCATCACTAGCAGATATAGCAGATACAATAAAGAAATCAAAATAATTTCCAGGCTGACTCATAACTACGTTTTCTCCAGAAATAAAACCTAATCTATTTCTATGGAAAAACATTTCTTGTATTGTACCACCAGTAAAGGTAGGGTATGGGTTGGATGAATCATCACCCACAAGCCTATCCATCCAATAGTTTGTATTGTTATTAGAGTTAGCCGTTGCTTCATCTAATTTAATAAATGTAAATGTACCATTACGGTTGTTGACAAGAGCGTGTGGCATTGTTGCAGGATCAAATCCTTTTAACATATCATCATTACCAGAGCCATCAAAGTTATGAGGTCTTACAGTTTCTTCCCAACTACCAGCACCAGATGTCCCATTATTAGCTTCAAATTTTACATAGTAATCATCAGTTTCTAAATCTGAAGTGTTAGATATTTGAGCTACATAACCCTGTTTACACATAGCAGGTAATCTAGTGACATCCTGTGCTTTTTGACCAATGACACTCATGTTTTCATTTACAGCACCACCGAGAAAGTTTACACCATCTGCAGCCGAACCATACAAAAACAAACCACTACCTATAACTTCTGACGTTACGTTGGCAAGTGAACTATTAACTGATCCATTAAGTCCATTAAGAATAGTAGCCATAGAGATAGCACCACCGTCTGGATTTTTAGGTGTTTTGTGATATGCTATACCAGCTACCTCTTGATAAGTTGTGACTGGTTCTACAGCTTCAACAGAAATACGATAATCTATACCTTCTAAAGTTACATCTATGTACATACCTTCTGCTACTGATTTAGTGGTTGATTTAATTATACCTCCACTCTTCATTGTAATTGTAGCTGTATAACGTACATTGTAGTTCTGTGTATATCCAAGAAAATCTGAGGAGGAGGAAGAAGTTGCGGGTTGAAAATTTTCAGAGTTACTTTCAACATAACTATTTCCGTTAACTTGTAAACTGCCCTCAATATTTTCTGTAATATTTGTGCCACTTACTTTAGCACCTGTATCATCAACAGCTTGACCTCCACTAAATGACCAAGTTAATGTACCAGATTTAGATTGGTCTTTATCACCACCATTCCATGTAGGGCCATCAGATATCACGGCTGTAGCAGCAGCAGAACTACCACTGCCTCCACTAATAGTAACAGTAGGAGCAGATGTATAACCAGATCCAGGATTAGTAACTACAATTCTTGCGATATTCTCATCATTTGCATCTCTTTCAGCTTTTGCTGTAGCTCCATTTCCACCACCACCTGAGATTGTTACAGTTGGATCAGAGGTGTAACCAGAACCAGCATTAGTTACATTAATTTTATTAACAAGTCCAAGAACATCTACTTTTAGAGAAGTAGCCCTGTAGTAAGTATTGGGTGTGGGAGCTGTACCACTATATAATATATATTCAGTATTGTAAGCAACAGTATCCAACCTAGCATATGAATAGTCTCCTCCATGTATTGGTGTGCCTGTGTTCGCAGTTGTCTTTCCTACGACTTTATTAGGATTAGCTATAAGTGTATAGTCTTGAATTGTGTTAACTGAGTAAGGTGTTGTAGCTCCAGCTAAATAGCTAAATATAGAATCTCCAGAATTATTTGTCAGAGATTTTTCGGAACCATCAGCAAGATCCCATACCCTTATAGGCATGCTTCCACTGTTAGCAGGTGTAATCTGTATAATATATTTTTCATCTCCATCTCTTATTATGTCATACCAATGACCGTCTGCATTAGCATTGGTTAGGGTTCCTACAAATTCGCCAGGAGGACGTTTCTTCAAACCAAAAGTAACATCTGGGACAGCATTATCACATACTCTTAACTGTCCTGGAAATTTAATTTTATCTGGCTGTTGAGATACACCCCCTAGAAAGTTAGGAATACGTTGGTTAATTGCTGCCATTACCTTCTTCTTAGTACTTTAAATGGTCTATAAACGGTGTTAGCGTCTTGTTGATATTGATAGTCATTAAATATATTATGATCTCCTTGCCTGTTTTCATACTCCACCGCAGCAGCCCTTGCAAGAGCTTCATCTGATTCAAGTAACCTAGCAGACTCTGCACTGTTTACCATACGGTTAGAGGCGATTCTGGACGATCTGACAGTAATATAATCTTTAAATGCTTGTGGTATATCTTCAAATTCTAACATCCATACAATATCAAAATATAATTTACTACAATTTTCAAAAGTAAAAGTATGATTCTTTTTATCATACACTTTCATAATACCATTATCAGAACGTCTGACAACATCATAATCCTTACCATGCTCAAAGATGTTAAGGTCTATTTGTAAAACATTGTTTGGTATAATACATTGGTTATTGGTATCTAATTCTATAGGATACTGGTTCTCTGTGTTGAACGTCCATCCCTCAGCTTGTGTCTCACGGCAGATTTGCCTTAGAGTTTTTTGTGCTATAGCCACTTCGGGGCTTTGCACTGTTAATGTATTAACTGGGGTTTCTCCAACGCTCATCAGGATTGCATTTACAGCATCTAGTTCGGTAGACACTCCGTAAGATATTTGTGCCATATAAAAAAAGGGGGCGAGTGCCCCCGTATAAAGTTAAACTTATGAGAAAGCGGCTGGCTTTGTAGTTGTTCCTGCGAACAATTCTACACAAGCAGCTGGGTTCACATAATCTGCTCCCATAGCTAGTCTTCCTAAGATGACATCGCCTTGGTAAACAACAGAAACATCACCAGAAGTTACTTGAACTTGTGGGCCGATTGTTTCTACTACACCTGCAGCTTCTCTTTGGAAGATTAATCCGCATGTGTTTGCAAAGTTAGAGGCAGCACCGTAGTTTTGGCGTGGGCCATAGTTGTTACCTGTAACTGTTGTAGCTGTTTCGATTGCCTCAGATACGAAATCACCTGTATTTCCAGGATCTACTGTATCAAGGTCAGTAGCAGCTGAAGCACCACTGTTAGGTGCATACTTAGTACCATACTTGCTGAAGAATGGAACGTTCATTGATTTGTAGATCTTGATACCTGCAATTTCAATTACGCCATTTCCAGATTGTAAAGATGTACCTTGTACGTCTCTGTTAATCAAGCCGTTGTCACTAGCACCTTGTATAAGTGCATAGTACTGACGTGGGTTTAGGACAGCTACTCTGCCGTCATCAGAAACTCCTTTTTCGTCAAGAGCTGCAGCAGCATCATAGAACGCTGTTACAAGCTTTTGATCGTCAAGAGCATCGTCAGCATTAGAACCTGCACCAACTCTGATTTGTGTACCACCAGGCTCAACGAAGTTGCTGAGTGATACTGGAGATGCCTGTCTAGCACCTTTAGCAATAGCTCTGAAGATTAGTCTGTCATACTTTTGTGCAAGAGCATAACCGATCTTCTTAGAGATCTCTCCTCTAAGCTCATAGTGAGCAAGTGTCTCGTCTAGCTCGTAAACAAATGCACTGGAGATGAGTAGGTCATCTACTGTAACTGTTTTCTCTGCTACTGGAGGAGTTTTGTCAGAGTTTCCTAATATACTATTTCCTGGTGTGTGGTATTCCGCACTTGTACGTCCAGTGTATATAAATTGTAATGATTTACCATTGGTGAGTGTACGCTTCATGACTAAGTCACGTGCGATTGTCTCCCTCTGGAAGCCAGTAAACATCTCACCTGAGAAGAGCTTTAAATATAAATCTCTGTTATTGGTAGCGTTTGTGGCTGTGTTAATCCTACCCAGAAAGGTTTGTGAAGCAGGATTGTTAGTTGACTGTTGTGCCATTATTCCGTTAGGTATAAATTATCGTCTCTAGATCTAGAATTATAGGAATCTTAATTATATCAGCTAAGACTCAAACTGATTGTTGTGGTCTATCCCACCGTCTAGACGGCAAGAGGTATCTCCGTAGAGGCTCATTGCCAATTAAGAAGAGATCCGACTCTGAGGTGTCTCTTCTCTGATATGATATAGAACGTGTGACCATTCTATAAAAGTAAAAAGGACAAGGAGTCCGAAGACCCCTGCCCATACTGAATTAATTTTCACTTAACAAATTTTGTGTAAGCAATGCCACGATATACGTAAGTTACTTGCATTGTAATCTCCCATATACCACAACCCCGTTCCATGCTGTGGTGTTCATGCGTCCAGTTAAGGATGAACGGACGTGACATTATGCGAGGTCTAGCGGGAAGTTATGAGCATTACGCTCGTGCATAACTTCAAATCCTAAGTTCTGTCTGTTGACTATGTCAGCCCATGTGGGGATAACCTTACCATTAGAATCAACAACCGATTGGTTAAAGTTAAATCCGTTAAGGTTAAATGCCATAGTAGCTATCCCCATAGAGGTAAGCCATATGCCAACCACGGGGAGCACAGCCAAAAAGAAATGTAAAGAGCGAGAATTGTTAAAACTTGCATATTGAAAAATGAGCCTCCCGAAGTAGCCGTGTGCTGCAACGATGTTGTATGTTTCATCTTCCTGTCCAAATTTATAACCGTAATTCTGAGACTCTTGAGCAGTTGTCTCCTTAATAAGAGAAGACGTAACCAAACTTCCGTGCATAGCAGAGGCAAGAGCCCCACCGAATACCCCAATAACACCTGCCATATGGAAAGGGTGCATAAGAATATTGTGCTCTGCTTGGAATACGAACATGAAGTTAAAAGTGCCAGAAATACCAAGAGGCATGCCATCACTAAAACTCCCTTGTCCGAAAGGGTAGACTAAGAATACTGCAAAGGCAGCTGATAATGGAGCTGAGTAAGCTACGCAGATCCAAGGACGCATGCCTAGTCTATAACTAAGTTCCCATTGGCGTCCCATGTAAGATGCTGCACCGATAAGGAAGTGAAAGATGACAAGTTGATATGGCCCTCCGTTATAGAGCCACTCGTCAAGTGTTGCTGCTTCCCAGATGGGATAGAAATGTAGTCCGATTGCGTTTGAGGAGGGTACGACCGCTCCAGATATGATGTTGTTTCCATAGAGTAAAGAGCCAGATACTGGTTCACGTATGCCGTCTATGTCCACAGGAGGTGCAGCAATAAAGGCGAGAATAAAGCAAGTCGCAGCAGTTAGTAAGCAAGGTATCATAATAACACCGAACCATCCCACATAGAGACGGTTCTCGGTGCTAGTTACCCACTCACAAAACTTCTCCCAGTTACTGGAAGTTGCTTCTCTATTGAGTTGGATTGTTGCCATTAGAAAGTAAACTTAGTTCCTAATTTTGTACCCCAGTTATTATCAGCATCTTCAACTTGTGCGAAGTTTAGTTCACCATAAATACCTAACTTATCTGTTACAGGTAATTTAGCTCCTGTTTTACCAGACCAGTTAGAATCAGAGTCTGCTCCATCGGCAGCATTAAGTGTCTTACCACCTTGGATGTACCAAGCTAAGTCATTCACTTTGCTTTCATAACCTATGTGTAGGTCTGTTGCTCTTGATGTGTAATCCGTACCAGTGAACTTAGCTCTAGTCTCTACGTTAACGTAAGGACGTGCTAGAACTGGTGATGACATTGCAGCTGCTGCTGTAAGTACAATAAATTTTTTCATTAAATCAAAAAAGAAAAGTTAATGGAGGTGTACGATACGATTCGAGCCTCCGCTTTATTGGTTAAGGTACGTATGAACTACATATCTATACCCCTTTGGAGCAGATACTTGATAAGGGTGAGTATAATATACAGGGAATACTAACAATTCACCTCGTTGTAGAGTTGTGGTAAGTTCTTGGTTAGGGAAATTATATTCACCACCTTCATAATCATTATTTAATCCGATAGTAAGACCAACAGTTCTTAGTTTGCCGTCATCATGTGATCCAAATAGACCATTGGAATGGAATTTTGTAGCACCATATATTTTCCTTAGCAAAAAACCATCATCTCCAGAGAAGTGTGCAAACGTGTAGTCTTTAACATACTCTGAAAGTACTTCTTTTATTTTTTTCAAAAGAAAGTCTACGTATTTACCTTCACTTAAGTATAGGTTAGAACCTAAATGATCTCCTGTACCTGCTCCTTGGTATGCCTGTTCTGAATTTGATTCATAATAATTAACAAGTTCTCTACAATACTCTTCACTTAAAACATCACCGTACTTTGCGATACCGTCCTTCACAATGTTTATAAAATTCCTGGAAGTATCTGGCCTGTTGTGATATAGGTACCAATAGCAATGGCAAACCCTAGCATAGCTAGTCTACCGTTTAACTCTTCAGCTACATGCCATTTGTCGTTTTCGTGGTTATGGTGTGTCATAAGTCTTGGGGGTGTTTCGTTTGGAAATAGATTTTGTGGTGTCATTTTGTGTTTTCTTCGGTCGATGTTATTTGATTGTCATGAGAGCCTCCCATACTACTCCCACCTTTCCAGTCCATACCTACGGCAGAAGGTTTAACACCATTCAACCAGCATTGGACTGATAAGAAGCAACCACCTTGCGGGCCAGCTTTAGCCGAATGTTCATCATCAGGTAAAACTCTGACAAACAGGTAGTGTGCAGCAGATAGGTTGGAGTCAGGAGAGGGTTGGTTAGCAAACCACATTGGGAGAGTAACTCCACCATTAGAATGAAACTCAATCCCTTTAAGTGCTACCTCGTACGAGTCAACATTAGGATGAGTATGTGGTGGAATATAAGTATCTGGTTTAACAGTTACAAATTCAACTTGATACTGACCATGTCTATAAATACATGTTGAGGTCAACCCTTCGACAAAATGTATTGAGTTGTCTAAAGGGGTAAAGATTTGTAAACCGCCAGATAGATACCATTCTAAGAAAGTTGTGAGATCATCGTCAAACTCTCTTCCAGTTCCGTCTTTCATTTATTTTTTCTTAACCTTCTTCTTGGGAGGTCTTCCTTTTTTAGTACCATAAGTACCCTTACCCATCGGCATAATTAATCTCCTATACTTTTAATTTAGAGGCTGCTAATTTTCTGATAACGTCATCTCTGAACGCTTCATCAGATTTGTATTCTGGTTTGTTCATATCTCTAACTACTTCTGCCATACTTCTGTAAGTCTCAGTAGCTGATTCTTTACCAGTAACTATCTTAGAGTCACGTCCTTGTGAGTCTTCGTATTTTCCCATAAGTGCTGATACTGCGAATTTAATTGCTGTTTTGTTTGCTGTTTTGAGTACAGCATCGTACTCGTTTATTGCTGTTTGATTTAAATTTTGACCAGCCCAATCCATAAGAGCTTGGTAACCTTCTTCACCATTTGCAACAGCTTTAACCTCAGATATCTCTGCTTCAGTTAAGACTGGTTCTGCTTTCTCTACACCAGCTTCACTCCTAACACCTGCTAAATAGTTATCAATTATCTCATTGGAGAAACCTGCTTTATTTAACTGTCCGTACATCTCTTCACTTAACGTACCGTTATTGTCAGCAAAGTGTTTGCTCATTGCAAACGGATCTATATTATTTTCTTTGAATGTATTGCTTAACTGTTCGCCATACATGTCATTAGCTGTTTCATAGTTAACTGAACCATCATCACCATAGTATTCAACTTCTTGTGCGGGTTCAGTTTCAGTTTCAGCTTCTGCCGTTTCTAATGTGCTATCAGAATTACCTAGCTTTTTTTGTAGTTCGAGGTAGGCAGTCTCTAAATCTTCAGCGGATTTGTATTTACCAGCAAGCATTTTATTTTGCTTGCTCATTAACTCCTCGCCAATCTTTAGAGACTCTGCCTCTTTCTCTGCTATTTCATTTGCTACTACAGGATCTTCGGAAGTGTCGTAGCGGATTGTTTCTGCCATAGTTATTGTGGTTGTGGTGTACCTCCAGAGACCATTGCGTTCATTGCGTCAACGACTTCTGGATTTTTAGATGGATCCATCATGGGAGTACCAGCTAATTGACCTGCTTGGTCAGTTAAGGATTGCATCTGTTGTGCTTGCATAGCCTGTTGTTGCTCTTGATTACGTTCCTCTAAGCTCTTGACAAGGTTTAATATGTCTATACCTTGTGCAGCTGCAAGACGTTTGATAGCTTCATCAGGGTTCATAAATTGGGCTATAGCTTCTGGCCCCATTGTTTGAGCAATCGTAGTTATAAATTGTATAAGTGAATCTCTATCCTGCCCTCTACCTAAAGCATTTATACCTGCTACAATAGTTGGTTTTACTAAACCAGCTGGTACACTAGGTATTTGTTTTGATCTAGTAAGGGTGTGCATCTTACGTTTAAGATAAGGTATAAGAAATTCTGCTGTTAACAGACTGAAGAGACCGCCAAGCTGACGCTCCAACTCCATCTGTGTCATTCTCACTTCTTCTGCTGTGGTGCGTTCTGATTGACGTACTTGTAAGACAAGGAAAGCTTCAGCTAATCGCTTCTCTAACATGTTAACCATCTGATATGCTGTTTGAAAGTCAGCAGTTTTACCTACTTGTACAACACCTACATCGTCAGGTCTGCCCTGTATAATAGCACCGTTACCTGCATTAGCTAATGAAGCTGGCTTGGTAACTGATGAGGGTGAGACAGTAAAGACAACTTTTGCTGCTGCTGCACTGCCTTCAACTATAGCTTGCATCAATGCCTCTAAAGATTTCAAGTCCCCAAGGAACTCTTCAACTCTAGAACGACCATAATCTTCTCCGTCCACTGTTACAAAACGCAGTGGTAGCCAGGGGGTCTTACCCTTTGGAGCTTTACCTACGCTATCTTTTAGGATTTGATCTTGAGCTTCTTGATGCCAACGCCATCCGTTGTCAATAAGTTTCACACATGTATAAACATCTATATCTTTTGTCCCTTTAGCGTCACCTTTAGAATCATCATTAGGTTTGTTTACTACTTCCTCTTCTGGTAAACCTAATAGTTTTCTACTGACTCTTTCTTTTGTTACTATCTCTATTACTTCCCCATTGCCATCTCTTTCAACTACATAACGATTGAGTGGATAGACTTTCATACCATCCTTGTGCATAAATAACAAAGCGTTACCTGTAACAACAAGGTGTTTTAATGCTGCAAAAATTTGAACCCTATCTGTGGAGGCAGCTATGCTCTCCATTATCATACGTTCTATCTTTGCAAAACTAAGATCTAATTCACTCTTTGCTTCGGGTGGTATTTCTACACCTAACTTTGAATCATCTAATTGTAGTTTAAAGAAACTTGTAGAAGGAGGGAGGAGTCCCAGCATAAGTTTTGAACTCAGCGTGGTAACTCCCTTCGCTCCGACTGATTGCCAAGGGGTTGCAAAATCATTATACAATGTATCACCTTCGTTTCTCATTAACAACGTAGGTATAGTTAACTCTGCACATTGATAAGCAACATTTAAGAATTGTTCACGGTGACTCGATAGCTCGTTGTATCGTTGCCGTGCGTTCTTCATGATTGACCAGTATTAGTTCCTTGTCCTGTGCTTGGCCCTTGGAGTCCACCTTTCTCAGGCTTTGGAGTCTGTAAGGATTGAGTTCCTTTTTGTCCTCTACCTTTCTCAGGTCTCTTCTTAGCTCTTACTTTAGCCTTTCTCTTTGTCTCATCTTCTGAAACAGGTGTAGGTGTAGGAGCTTCTGGAGGAGGAGTGGGGGCTTGCTGTGGCTGTTGTGGAGCTGGTGGTGGAGTTGGTGGGGCTGGTACTGGTGGGGGTGGTGGAGTTGATCTACCACCGCCAAATAATTGGGGGACACACATAGTTATTCTCCGTTGATTTTATTTTTTAATAATCTTATGATTGATAATTGACCAGCCCTATAAGATATTGCTTTCTCTGATAGGTTGTGGTCTGGAAACTTATCTGGAAACTGCTGGTCGAGTTCATCAATGATCCTCTCGATCCGTCCCCAGTCAAGAGTACTGTGGTAAGTTGGTGTTTGCATGCTCAAAAAATGCGGGCATCCTGCCTCGCTTAGTGTCAGAAAGTTCTGGGGCTTTACCCTCATACATTAGACGATCACTAGAATCAGTCCAAAATTTTCTGTTCAAATATTGGTTGTTTGCTGTGGTCTTCAATGGTTCAAAGATCCAATTAATTGTAGCTTTCCTAAGTTTATCCAAAGAAGCACTAGGGCGTAACCCCAGATCAGCACATACAAGGCTATTCGTTGCCACGTGGACTTGTTCATCTCTGGAGATATCAGCCGATACCGTTCTAAGAGCAGCATCGCCACAAAACCTATTGAAAGGTAAAATAACAAAGAATATTGCACGTTCTGCTACCAATGCTTTGAGTATAGTGTGGTCTGGGTGAGCTATCCACGCATCACGTAGTAGCTTTGCCTCTCTCTCAGCCTTGTCATCTAGTCCGTGGACTTCTGCAACATATCCTAGAGCGAGGTCATGTCTCTCTTCATCCTTTACATTGGATTCGAGAAGTGTTCTAGCACTTTCGGGAACCTCTTTGCTAAGGGTTTCCGTAATAAAGGAACCAACTGGTAGCTCCATATGGCGTATTGCCAAAGCACGGTAGATGGCTTCTTCACTACCGTCAAGGAGGGCTCCCGCTGTCGGTTTAACGGGAGTCCACTTTCTTTTCCTGTGTAATAACTTATCATAAGGGTTCATTCTTCACAACCTATGCACTTAATTGGTTCGAGTATACCGTTCAAGTAAGTGTCAACATCCTCTTCATCGAGTGCAGCGTATGCACTAGACTTATCTTGAGTGTCTCCCATGACTTGAAGCGAGTAGTATAAAGATGTTTGAGGACTATCTAACCACTCTTGGATAAACGCTTCATCATAGGTAACAACATCTGACCATGAGTTGAATGAGTATCCGTGTAGTAGTCCAGTCTTTTGGAGCATTGTCATAATGCCGTCTGCTACACGCTTGTATGCGTCCCAGCCAACCTCTGAGGCGATCTCCACATCGCCATAATTGTAAGATGTTACTCCAAACGTACCACTATCACGGTCTACGCTTCGAGCTATAGGTGGTGCGATCTCAGGGCAAGCAGTAAATCCATCAAGATCTTTTGAGTTGTAACTACATGATGCAGTAGGAGCAATAGCAAAAGCTCTGTCCATACCATGTGTATGTGCTACTTCTGATGCTGCTATAATTCCCCGCTTTAAAGCAAATGCTAGTTTAGCTGCAGTCCCTTCTCGTGGTGTCAGGCCAGTATTAATTCTTTCTAATGCTTCACCAAACTCTTTGTAAGTTATTTCGTATCTTCTGAGGAGGTTTGCAAGACCGAGCATCCCAAGCCCCACTTGTCTGTCAAGTGATGGGGTAAGGTATTCTCCAGATTCTCCAACACCTGTCCGTGCATGGAGATCACACAGTTCGGACATAGCTGTAACGAAACCCTCTTGTAGGTTGCCGATTGTACAGGCAGCGAGATTGACATGCTGTAACAAGCAAGTGCCTCGTGAGGGCAGGTAAACTTCAAGACAGACATTCGAAAAAATCCTCTCATTATGTTGGTATTTAATTTTGTTAAGCCAGATGTCACCAGATTTAATTCCTTCTAGTAACTCTTTCTTATAAGGTGTCTTCTCCCACATCGCTGGGGTTAGATCAACACACCTTTTAACCCAAGGTAGTTCATGCCTCGGTGTTGTAATAAACTCTAAGATGTCAGTGTGATCAAGGTCTAAATGCAAAACGCATGCACCATTTTTGTATATTCCACCTCTCCTAATAGTCTCATTAAGAGCAGAGTAGACTTTACCAAATGATACAGGGCCACTTGCAACAAGACCTTTCTCATTAGTGTGACCGTTAGGTCTAAGCTTGGATAGGTGTACTGCAACACCTGCTCCGTATCGTAAAGCGTGACTAACAAAACGCCAGCTCGCTTCTATTCCATTATCACCCTCGATACTGTCTTCAACTACAAATACTGTACAGCTGACAGGTAAGCGTCCTTCTGGATTCTTGATCCAGCTATCTATCCTACCAGTTCTAGCTATCAAAGGGTGTGGAAACAAATCGTTTAACATAATTAATTCGGTGTGAGATTCTCTAGTTCGTTGGTGAGGTAGTGAATAGCTTTTTTTAGATCATCTATATGATCTGTTTTATGTCCAGCTCGGCAGATATACTTAACAGCATTGCCAAGGTGGTAATTTAATTGTTGGTCTCGGATAAAATCCCAAACCTCTATGGTACCCCTGTTATAATACTGGGGCCCATAGGATTGGTTCTTGGCGGTCATAGTCGTAGTCAGTATGTTGTAGGATCTTGGCTAAACGTGCGTTGAGCAAAGCGTCATCGTCTGATAACCCTCTATCTCTATAGGCTTTACACACTGCCTCCCACTTGTTTTCGTTCTTGTCTAATAACTCTGTAGCTCGCTTGACTCCTATTCCAGGGCAACCAGAGTACCCATCTGTGGGATCTCCAGAAAGTGTCTGAACTAAGTGCCAACGGTCTCCATCATCTTTAGTTATCTCAACAACATCACCTGTTAGATTCCATAGCGTACTAGGTATCTGTCTCATGTCCTTGTCTGGACTGACAACAATGTTGTTTGGGTCTGCAAACTGAGTTGCTTCGATGCCAATAGTATCATCAGCTTCTAACCCTTCGATTAATTTAAATTTATGGTTTTTTCTACAGTAATTTACTAAACGTCTATAGCCAAGGGGCTTACGCTTGTTTCGATGTCCCTTGTAATCGGGAAAAATTTTCTTCCTAAAATTCTTAGTGCTTGAAAAGTATAGTATAAAGTCATCATCCATCATAGCTTTAGTTACCTTGTTCAATTCCCTCTCAAATACTCTGAGAACATCACTGAACTGTGACTGAGATATGATGACATCATTTCCAAAATCTATACCGATCTCACAGGCTTGTGCAGCCTTGTAAGCTAGGAAATCAGAGTCAATTAATAGCATTAGTGTACCTCGTGCCAGTTGTTACCAATGTGAGCATCAGCTTCAATTGGCAGTCGTATGTTGTAGTATTCACCAGCTAATAGTGCAGATAGTTTGCATACGTCAGCGATTTGCTCCGCATTTTCTACGGGTGCTCCTAACACTTGCTCATCATGGACAAAAGCATAACGCTCATGGGTCAAATGACCTAGCTTCTGATGTGTTAGTAGTAGCCACCGCTTTGCGATGACCGCTGCTGATCCCTGCAAAAGACAGTTCAAGGCTTTGTGTTCCTTGTCCACAATGATCGGGCGTTTATCGATAGCACGTATGCTACCTCTTTCAGCAACTCTACGAGTAGCTTCAACCAGATCTTCAAGACCTTCAACAGCATCCAGATAAGCTCTCCTAATCTCTGCCCCCTTCTTCTTTGCAGCTTCTGGGGATAACATGTTGTCATAAGAGAGTCCAAGCTTCTGGTTGCCACCTCCATACAAGAAGCAATATGTAATTGTCTTAACTTGTCTGCGAGAGATCCCGATTTTGTCTGCATTAACTTGGTGTATGTCTTCTTCGAGTAAGATTTTTGCATATCTTCCACCATCATATCTGTGGAGGTAGTGTGCAAATAATCTAAGCTCGATACCAGCTAGGTCACTGTCGATTAGTTTCCAGTCTGGTTTAGTGACAAATAATTCACGACAATCCGCATCACTACTGACTTGTGCCAGGTTTGGATGTGAATGTGCCATTCGGTGAGTCACCGCACCGATAAAGCAAGAGTGGTGAAGTCTGCCATCCTTGACCAACTTTAACCAAGCATTAGTTCCTTGTGATAACATTCCTAACTTCTTCTGTATGACCAGAATATTTAGAAATACTAATGCCTCTTCTGTTCCTATCTCTCTGAGAACTGTCTCATCAATGACTGCTTTACCAGTCGGTGTGAGTTTGGTAGGCTTCCAACTTTGAAATGTTGTGAACCACCATGCTATGTGTTCTCTACTGCTAGGATTAAATTCCTTTAGCCGTTGCATTTCGCAGCCAGCAAAGTAACCTTGTTTCTTGTTATCTCTCTTTGGAGTGAACAAGTTGTGTGGAACGAAATGGCATATGTTTTCTGCCTTTTTCTTGAGTCCTTCCAACTCGGTGAGTAGTTGGTTCTCTAGTTCCTGTGCCTTGAGTACATCAAATGGCCAGCCAGTGGTCTTTTGTTCTGCCATTAGCTGTGCTATCTGGTGTTCTAAGACAACGCTTTCAGCGATTTCTGAAAATGCGACCATAATTTACATAAGATAGCAACATCCTGTTTACAGTAGTCCTGCATGTCCTGTGACCAGTCTTTCCAGTCAGTAGTCTTGCCGAACTCATCCTTAAAGCAGCGTAGTCTGTAACCATATGCTTCAAGGCTGTGTGAACCATACAGACGAGCTGGCATGTAAGGCCATTTACGTCTGAGGTCTATGTCTAGTAGGTCAGGATGAAAGAACCTACTAAGTATAAGTGTGTCCCAGTGCTTTGCTTTACCACTAAAAAACGGAAAGTGTTTTTTGATCTGTGGTACGTCATACATAATCCCATTGTGTGAGATGATGTTGGTAGCAATCTCTAGCTCACAGACTCCGTTGACAACGCTGTAGTTCTTTGATGGTTGATCATTGTACTCTTCCACATGTCCTGTATCTAAGTCTTGTGTGACTATACAGTGTATCTGGCTGGACTCAATGCCATCGGTCTCGATGTCAAAGGCGAGGTTGATCTCTCTAGAAGTCTGTTGCTGGGTTGAAGTCGGGCGTAGCTTCACGTTCTTCAAAGGTGCATGTTTGTAGGTCATAGATCAATTCATTTGCGACACCAACTTCTCCAGAGTAACGGTTTTTAAGTACTCTAACAGTTGTAGTATCTCGTTTGCTTGGGTCTTGTTGGTCACGTTCAAGAGCAACTACTGTGTCAGATAACTGAGCAATAGCAGCTGATCCTCTTAGTTGTCCAAGTGTAATCCGAGCTCCCTCTTCATGGTTTTGATCTGATTGGGTACGTCTGAGATGTGATACAAGAAACAGTGTAATGCCTGTACGTTCAACAAGTGAGCGTAGCTTAGTCATAGTCTGATCTATCATACGTCTCTCATCTCCATCCAATCCGCTCAATAAAATACTGAGGTGATCGAGGAATATAATACGACACTCCAGTCCACAGGCAAGGTACTCGATGCGTGAATAGATTGTATCAGGGTCGTAGCTACCAAAGCCATCGAAGAGAAAAAGATTCCAATTAGCAATAGTACTGTTGTAGGCGTGTTCGAGTTCTGTTCGTTCATATTCTCCAAGATGATAAGGTTTACCTAGCTGTGAAGACATCAATCCGAGTGCCGTCCTACGGTTAGATTCTTCAAGTGCCAAGTAGCCGACCCGTTCTCCTTTGTTGAGAAGATGACTTGCAAGACTCCTACAGAATGAGGATTTTCCTGTGCCAGAACCTGCAGTAATCGTGATAAGCTCTCCATATCGTATGCCGTGCAACTTGAGCTGTAGTCCTTGAAATGGGTAGTCATGATCAGCGGGGGGTGTAGGTGTGGTAATTACATCAAGCAGGGATTTAGCATCAACGATACCATCTGGTCTATAAGTCTTTGCATCCCAGATCGCTCGTCTAATTGCTTCACCATCACCAGCTTGTAGTGCATCAGAAGCATCTTTATACTTCTCAAGCCTTGCAATCTTTGCTTTTCCAGGGGGTAGCAGTTCTGCACATTCTTGTGCTGCCTGTCTACCTGCCTCGTCATTATCAAAGAACAGTACTACCTCTTCATAGTTCTGAAGGAGGTCTAGCACCCTCTGCAATGCCTTCTTCGCAGCCTTTGCACCATTTGGTATGGATACATGAGGCCACTTGGGTTGTGCTTCCCATCCAGAGGCTGCATCAAGCTCGCCTTCGTATATAGTAAGCCTTGAACCCTTATCGGGAAATAAATTTTGCCCGAAAAGTTGATGGTCGGTATTATTACCCTCCATCCAGAAGCCTTTGTCCTTAGTTTTAACCTTAGCTCCACACACTTGCCCTGCCTTGTTGAAGTAGTGCATGCGTAGAGTCTCTCCATCCTTGTGGATACGGTACTTACGACAGGTCTCTTCTGATAGACCTCGCTTCCTTAATTTGGTAGGATGACCTTGTAACATAGTTTGGTTCTTTTGGGGCGGTCGTTCACAATCATCACTTGGCTGCCCGCTATCAAAGTGGTTACATACAAAACAATAAGTATGTCCATCATCATATACGGAATTACCGTCTGATGAACCGCAGCTAGGACAGCTTGTGTGATATAGGAAGGTTGATGATTCATTGTCTAAATCCATCTAGGGTCAAATGATGAGTCGAAACTGTAAACGGGTTCAGTAAGTATAAAGTTAAATGCTAATGATACTCTGTCCTCACTTCTATTTCTCTTGGCATAATGTAGTATACAAGATGGCCAGAAATGTAGTCCTCCCTCTTGTGGAGTTATATACATGGAATCATGTGTTGGATGACTTCCATTACCAAGGTCGAATTGATTAGATGTAGTACCTGATAAAGGATTCATTAACCATAAACCACTAGCATCTACATAATTGTCACCATAGTACAGGATACCAGAGTAGAAACAATTACCGTGATTATGTGGTTGTATGGCATCACCTTCCTGTAATTTAGTAAGCCAAGAAGTACTTATCTTGAACTTAAAAGGTCGTCCATAAGTTGCAGTACAGAAACTACTGAACATTCTTAGAATTAAATCCTTGAGGTCTTTGTAATCCTCTAAGATTCTAAAATGATCAGTTACCATTTCTTTTGGGGTTTTCCCCTTCAAATAATCAAGCTGTTCATTTCGTAACACTTGATCATCGTTCAGTACATAACGTGTGTCTTTGCGTAGCTCAGTAAAATCAAATTCAATTTTATCGCTACCAGTGACATAAGCGAATGGTAAATTAATGTTCATCTGATCCAGTCAACAGGGATTGCATAATATACACACCAAGGAAATCCATTCTTCTCAGCCCACATCGCATAAGATGTTTTGGAGTGTTTAGATATCTTGGTCAAAGGGTTCTGGAAGATGATACGAATGTCTAAGTCAGGGTTAGCTTTCTTGACAGCCTTCATCTTACGTCTTTGATCAGATGGGAAGTAGCCCTTAGCTTCGAGGTAGACATTCCCAACCTTAAAGTCAGGAATGTACTTAGCCTCAATGACGTATGATAACTTCTCAGATTCATACTCATAATCCACGTTAAGCTCTTCAAACAACTCTGCTATGTTTTCCTCTAACTTACTTCTCATTAGAAGTCATCGTCAGGTTCAACAGAGCATGGTGCTGCATCTGGGGCTGGCTCCTCGACCTTGAAACCTTTAGCCTTACCAAACAATTCGGCTGCCTCGTCTACTGACATGTCACCATTGTCAACGACTCCAGCTCCGCTGTTAAGACTAACAACTTGTACTGCCTTTAGTTTTAATGATGTACCAATGTCACCGCTTGGTAGGACGTATGGTTTTTGGAAGAAGGCTAGTTTAACTTTACTCCCGCTGTAAATCGGTGTGTCTGTATCTTTTATCTGTGTTCCTTCTGTGTCAACAACAACAGGAAATACCTTGTCGCCATCTCTCCAGCTGAAACGGATGTGATATGTACCTTTATCGTTGTCTAGCTCCTCCCAAGGCTCAGGTTTGACTGTTACCCTCTTAGGGTTCTTTGCCTTGCTTCTAGCCCATTCTAGAGCTGACTCACGCTCTTCTTCAAGTTTGGTTACAAGATCCTCTTTTACAAGTGCGGATAGTTTGTAGCCCCACTCACCTGCTTTAAGGATAGCTTGGAAGCCATCAAGTGTGACAGGATTTGGTGTTACGTAGGTGGTTGCCATGTTTAGCAGAAAAAATAGGTGGAATTGGAAACGACTTTGGGGTCTAATGTATCAACGATTGGTGGTGGTTCGGAAGCTTGTATGGTCTCTGCAAATCGAGAGAGCCAACATTCTTCAGAAAAGATATTGGTGTAGGTTTCTCGCACAAGGCGATTGAGTGTTCCCATGTCTCCTGCTCTGCATAGAACAGAATCGTGGATAACTGTGAATGGTTCATCGAACTTTGTAAATGATCTGTGAAGGATCGAAGCATCGAATGAATGTATGTAGTTTGGGGCAGTGCTTGACTTATGCTTATTAGGACTTGGCTTAGATTTACCATTAGGTAGTCTAATACTTGTACGTCCTAGTAGCTGTAGCTCCATCCTTGTAGTCTCAATGTCATCTCTTTTTTGATTAACTATGAAACCAGATGGTGTGGCCCATTGAACTTCTTTAGCACCATTTCTGATGTAAAGTCCGACATGCTTCTTGATCCATCGCATTACCTGCATAGGTCCTGGAACTATTGAGTCCATACTTTGATAGACAGCATTGACTATCTGAGTTAGTTCATCTTTAGTTGGATCTATTTCTTTCTCACGTAATGCCTCACGTATGTACTTGCGACTACTATCTTTAGTAGCATTGTAGGGTATGGTCATCACTGTGCGTTTGCACACGGTTCTGTCCATCCAAGGGTGCATGTACGTAGGGAGAAACTCTTTAGCCTTATCTGCCACTGCTTGGTATGCGTCACTAGGTTTTTCACTAGGTACGACATTCACAAGCTCTGCAGTACTACGATCTCTAGCAAGACCTGCTAGTATCTGTAATCCTGAGCATGTTGCATCTACTGCAACCATTAGCCCTGTAGTCTCTTTGTCTTTCTTAATACAGCAATGGTAATACTCATGACAAGCAGCCATAAATTGCCAAGGTTCGTCAACACTTTCCCAATCAGACAAGTATCTTATAGGGTCAGTAGCGACTTTAGTGATGAGGTCTATGTTCTCAGCCACCCATTGGTGTCTGTCCTCTAGTGTGCATTTATCGAGGCCGAATGTTGTGGCTACTTGAAAAGACAACCATAACTCTGCTTCATCTGTCACACTAGCCTCATCAGCAAACCTTAGTAGAGCTTTACCAAAGTCTGTATCTTGTGGTGTGAGGAAGGCTGGTATAGGGTATGCTCTCCCTCTGTAGTCAAACGACCAACAGAGATGAAAGACATCGTCCTTAAACTTCTCAGCTGCCTCTAGTTGTGTTCTGGTTCTGACCGATCTCTTGAAGTTGATACGATCAGCGTTATAGGCTTCTGCCATAGCTCGTCTCCAAGCTAGGTTAGATTGCTCATTATCATCTGCATCAGCGGGACGTGGTAGTTTAGTGGCGGGGCTTATAGGTATAAACTTACCTATTACTCTACCTCTACTCCTCATCTCCTCTGCTACTTCCAGTACATGAAGATTTACACAGTATTTCACCCGCTGTAACTTGTTTAAAAAGTTCATTGGGGTCTCTCCGTGTATTATGGTGGGGTTGCCCTTTCTTGTAAGGTCATGACCTCTCATCATACGGTTGGTAAGGTAGCCACCATAGATGATTTCACCCTCTTCATTATACCCCCAATCGTCTGGGATTACGAGCATGGGCCAAGGTATGCCAGCGAATAGTTCAGCTGACTTAATTAGCTCTGTGCGTCTCTCATTGAACTCAGGTGTAGGTACTACCCTGTATTCATAACGCTTGCGGTGGGTCTTACGCTTGTTGATGGTGAACCAGTTAGTGGTCTCCATAACTATACACAGCCCCCATCTTCCTAGTGATGCTTTACTTTTGATACTCCAGCCCTTCCATCGGATACCACGCTCGCCAAACTTTTGGCTCGCAATGATCTGCTTCTGTGCTGTGCCACAAGCCTCGTGAAAGTACTTGTCTTCAATGTATGTCATCAATCCAGGATATTCTGCTTTGTACCAACGGAACTTACATTCTGCCTCCAGTGCCGAGCCTATCGCAACTATTGTAGGTGTGATGAGGTTAGCTCCCTTAAGTGTGCTGAATACCCTGTCAAATGTAATCTTGAGGATAATGGTTGAGATTGCAAGTGGTTCAAGTTGGTCTAGATGTTCACTGATCTCAGCGTAATACTTACCAGCTTGTCCATTCTTGAGTTTGTAAAAGGTTTCATCAACAGTTTTCACTAAATGAGGCAGTGCTTCTCTGATTGATGACACCCCGTACACGCTTGCGGAAGCGTAGGATTTGTCTTCGAGTTTCTCTATGGAATCGTGCAGCCTTTGCCTCCCACAGCTGATCGCTTCCTGTTCTAGCAGGAACTGTCTTTGTAGGTTTGAATTGGTCACCATATGCGAGAAAGAGGGAGTATTCGTAGTCGTCAAGGCGGTCGATCTGTCGTTGTGTCAAATTAGTCATCATAGGATTTACATTGTTGTTCATGAGGAAATACCTTACAATATTCTTCCATATTGTTGAAGCATTTCCAATTTGGTAAGTAAAAACCTAGCTCCCACTGCTCATTCCTTTTGGTTACTAACTTGTTTTGAGCAGCAAGCGTGACGAGTAGGTTATCAATGATGGGAGGGCCACAAGGGTCTACCTCTAACATCACTTCTCCAGTGTCATCATCGATCCAGTATCCCATTCTGTCTAGGATTTCGGAGAGGTCATGTGGATTCATGGTATTTCAGTTTGAGTATCCATTACAGCTGTGCCTGTCATGACTATGTAGTCATCATCATTTAGGAGTAAACCTTTCATGAAACGTTTAGCTGCATTGGCTTGTCGGTATGCCTTTTCTTGTATAGTGCCGTCTTGCTTTACAGCTCGGACAACACATACATAGGCTGCGGGTAAATCCCAAGTGAGGGCTGCTTCGTGGCCCATATCGAAGGTGACTTGTGTTAACTCGTCAGTAGCTTTCCACTTGTTGAGTTCTCGGACTCTATTTGAAAATGGGTCGGGCTTTGCCATAATGAATACCTGTATGAATCAGAAGGGGGGTTGTTGCGGTTGCATGATGTGATGATGGTGATTAAGGTCATAGGAACTATCCAGCAAGCAAACAGTTGTTCAAACAAGTTGCTCATATAAGCTCGTCCTCGAATCGCTTGTTGGCAAGCTCAATCTGCTTGTCCTCATTAAGGTAGGGGAAAGCCTCCTTAATTTCCTGGAATATGTCCAGTAGCCTATCTTCGTGGTGTTGAGTACTCATGTAATTGACCTCCTTTGCTCTCGAACATACAACTCTTTTTCCATCATGTCGTGAGTAGTAGCATCAGCTTCTCCGTTCTTGATGACGAAACGTAAGTAGTTGGTAGATGCTTCACGTATGTCCCTAATTGTTAGGGGTTGTGGTTCTAGTTTCATCTGTCTAAATCCTTTTCTTGCTTGAGTGTTCTGAGATTGTGTGTTTCAATCTTGAACTGTTCATCATTTGAAGGTCTATCCATGATGCGATTAAGCCTACATAGTACAGCTTCTCTGCTATCAAATACACCTAGTAACATATCTTCCAGTGTGTATGGACTTACACGTACGAGTGTGTAAACGATTGGGTCATCAACAGCATCAAAGGTCTTGATGTACTGGTCAGTTTTGGTGGTGGAATTAGCCATGTGATTGTAGCCATGTAAGTGAGCGGTGCATAGTTGCTGGGTCATCGTCAAATTTACCAAAGGCTACATTACATGAATCGCATATGTAACCTCTAAACTTATCAGTTTTGTGGTCATGATCGAGTACCCATTTGGTGGTATGCCTACCACATGAGGGACAGTCGCCAGCTGAAGGTACAGGGTGAGTGCGTCTCAGTCTGCGTCTGACTGTCGCCTGTTTGTTGGAGCAACTCTTGCAAGTATTCTTGCGACCTGCTCCCTGAGTGCTAAATAGTGGAAATTCTTCGAGTAATTTGATTTCTCCACATTCTTTGCATTGTTTTGCTTTCCCATCTTTATAAGCAACATAGATAGGATTAGAGACATTCTGCATAATAGTTGGTGTAAATAACCTCATCTGATAAATGTCCCAGACCCGCATCTTCTAAGATTTCGTAGATATCTCTACCATCTTGATCGAAGTCAACAGTTATGGTGTTGTTGCCTGATGGGTTGTAGTTGTACCCAGCCTCCAGAATGGAGGAGGATACAGACTTGTCGAATGTAACAGTCATAGTGTGTGAACTCATGAATAAATGGCTGGAAGTGTAGGTTGTTTCATAACTCTAACCTTAGCGAGCTTGTGTCTGTACACAGAAACTGGTGTGGTCTCTTTGCACTTAACACCTTTAGCCTTGCAGTTAGCATTGACCCAGAAGCCAAGGCTCATATTAGGTTGTGAGAGTAAGTTAGCGATAGCTGTACGAGATACGTTGGTGTACTCATAGCGTGTATCTGTCAAGAACTCAACGATAGCTGTGCCTGTTAGTGGGTCAACATCTATTGACTTGACACATGTTGAGGTGCGTGATTTGGGTTGCATGGTGCAGCTCCGTGATGGTGAACAGGAGGGTGAGACCCTCATTCAACATATTAGCTATGCTGAAGGAGAACGTCAACCCCACTGAGCAGCCATAGCATCAGCAATTCCTTGGAATGTGGTAGAACGTAGTTTCCATCTGTCTTTTGAGGGAGGGAGATAATGTAAACGTTGACGTACTTTGTTAGGTAATCCTGACACATCTACAAAATCAGTAGCTTCTAGCTTGGGTAAACCACGCAGCCACAGCCCTGTTTTCTTCTGTTCAGCATGGCCGAACATATACGGCTGCACATATTGCGTAGCTTTACCTAGTTTGGAGCGTGACGATAAAGCACCCACGGGATTCTCAATACATAGCTTAACACCCGTTTTGTCATGTAAATCCCATATACGCTCAACAAATCTAATTGCTGCGGGTTGTCGTCCGTCTTCGACCTTTTCAGCCCATCTAGCAGCACCACTAACACTAAGGTGCGTGCAAGGAGGGTGGGCAATTATTAAATCCCAGTCATAGACGTTATGTGGATAAATGAGATCGAACATATTACCTTGGTAGTGTTTACCATTTGGCCTGTCCGATGGTAGGAAGTCACAGCTGGTGGCATCATGTCCACGTTTTGTAAATGCGTCTCTGACTACACCGCTGTACTCGCATGCAACTAAGACTCGCATAATTCTAAATTGGTGATAATGTGTTCAATACAATCATTAATTGTACATTCTGTACCTTCGTTGTCTTTAGGTAGTGAGCCGAACCCATGTAAATGAGCCATATTACGGATATCATACATGTCGGCTAGTAAATCATTTACATTCATGGCGTGAATAATTTGTGGCACGGCAAATACCCCTGGAACTGCGTCCGTCCGTGCGTGAT